TCAATAAATCCCATCATTGCGATCAACCTCATCCTTAACCATTGATGCGAGCAGTTCTTCCAGTTTCTGCGCTGACAGCTTTACCTGGTGATCTTCAGCATCTTCCCGGGCTATTGTGGTTCGCGCAGTGGCTGATTTTGCTGACATCACCACAGGGGGCAGACGGACCATTGAACCAGGGCCTCCGGAACAAATAAGGGCAAAAATAACAACCACTATCGAAAGCTCACAAACTAACCGCAGCACGTTCCTGCATACGACGTGTCTGCGGCATAATCCCAATGATTACTCCCTGACAGGATTTGCAGGCCACTCAATATCAGGTGCAGTTGATGTATCAACACGATTCAACAATACCCGATATTTATTCCATGCCTCCAGCAACGATCTTTCTTCCTCCGTTGCGATTTCCAGATCTACAGCATCCTGCAGTGGCGCAATATACTCACTGAATTCCTGGATGTAGAACTGTGTGGTGACGGTCTTCCAGCCATTCGGCTCCTGCTGTATCGAAGCATACCAGGCTATTTCAATAGCACTGTTTCACATCGATGATTTCGGTGTATGACGACCACAGCGTCTTATTCTGCAGCTGGTCCGTGGTGCTGTCCGCCGTCTCCCTGACCATCCGGATGTTAAAGGGCCGGGGAGGCAGATTATCCAGAATCACCGAGGCCAGGAACTGTGAGGTGGTCTTGCCGTTAATGGTGACGTCCTTTTCTGTCACCCAGTTACCGTTACGCTGTAACTGAATCAGCAGACGGACAGAGGACGGATTACGGTCACCCTTTGACGTGGTCTCCACCAGTGACTGCACCCCGAAGGTCACCCGCAGGCGGTCAATGTTCGCTGACGTAATGGTGCGTGTTACCGGTTTTGCCCTGGTCACTTCGACACCCAGTACAGTTTCAGAGCCGGAGGACTCAAAGCCTTCCGGTGGTGTCTGCTCCTGCTCCCCGGCACGCCAGACCGCGGTCACACCGTGTATCACGGGATTACCGTCCGTGTCCGTCAGCGGGGTTTTGTTCACCAGAATACTCTGCAGGCCTTTCACCGGGCCTTCTATCGGTCCCTCACCAATCGCATCAATCACGCTCATCATCTGCGTGGATTTGAGATTGTCTTTCGCCTCACGCGGTGTGTGCGCCTTGCCGCCACCTTTGCCCATTACATCACCTCTTACCGTGATAATTGTTCACTCACAAAAACAACAGGCACCTCACCGGGTGCCTGCGTCATGACGGAATAAAATTTCTGAATATCTTCACATTTTCACACACTGACTGTGGCGCTTATAATTTCGCTGCGTTAGTGTTTTTTTGCCCGAGTAACAAAAACAACTCCTTCACATTGATCTTCATTTGTCTGTCCCCGCAGCTCCGCGATCACTGCGGGATTTTTTTATGTTTTATCCCTGTCGCCCGATAACCACGACCTTTCCGCCCCCGCCTTCATCACGGGTGCTGATGTCCTGGGATATACGGCGGGAGCCAACCAGCATTTCCCCGTAAGGCACCGGCATCGGGTTCCCCTGGGCAATCATGTTATCCAGCGAGGAAAAGTACGTGTTCTGTCTGCCGTTATCCGTTGCGCGGTAATCCGGTGTTTTTGCCTTCGGGGCCAGCATCTGGGCCACTCCGCCCAGAATCATGCTGGCTCCAAGTGAAAACAGCATCGTGGTGGCAGAAAAACCACCGGCTGCCAGGGCTGAACCCCATAACGCCATTGATGCCCCGGCAGTGAAGAAAGAGCCCACGATGGCTGCCGCCCCCAACACAATCTGCAGTCCACCCTTTCCGGCCCCGGCCAGTCGCGGCACAATGTGGATGACCGTTCCCTCACCCAGCTGTTCGTGAAGGCGGGCGTACACCACCTCCGGTGCCGTGTCTTCACCGGCAATACGTATCTGGTACCAGCCTTCGTTCATCTGACGGCGAAAGCCCGGCATCTGCATCGACAGGGCGCGAATGGCTTCCGCTGCCGTGTTCACATACAGGCTGAGGCGGCGGCCAAATCGTTGTAAATCCCCGTGAAGGCAGATGTGTGCCAGTGGCGGTGACGCCAGACTGAATGCGTTCGTCGTTGCCATTTTTCGGAATACCTCTCCCGTTTACTCAGTTGTTCAGGAATATGGTGAAGCAGTTCACCGTTGCCGCAGTAAATGGCGGCATGATTAGCCACCGATGCGCCGAAGCAGCACAGCAGGATATCGCCCGGCTGTGCAGAGGACAGGGGCACCCGGTAAAAGCCGGTGATTTGGTGTTGCCATATCGTCCTCACATCTCGTATGTAATGGAATAAGTCAGATCCGCAGAGCTCCATAACGCCATATCGTCATCACGACGATACTCATAGCCCTGCGTAACCATCGTGGTAATCAGTCCTGCCAGTGCCGGGATCGCAGTCATCGCCGGATAAATCCGGCTTTCCATCCACTGATCAAGCTCTGAATCCGGTACCTGTGCCGGTAAAAACACCTCAATATGCAGTGTGGCCCGCCAGGTATCTGCATCCAGCTCTTCACCGGTATACTCTGCATCCGTCAGATAAACCGCGATCGCAGGAAAATCCTCTTCGTCAAAAACAACGGGGCGACCATCAAACAGCGTCGCCCCGTGTTCATGCTGCTCGAGTGCATCCAGCACTGCAGCACGGATATCAGTGTGTTTCATCGTTTTATCGCAATCCTCAGTTGTTGTTTCAGCGCGGATGCCAGTTCTCCGGGCAGGCGTTCACGCCGGATACGGTCAACATTCTCATCAAATGCCTGTTTCAGTGGGGTCGCCATCGGGATTTTCACCACCTGAATGGGAAGGCGATTACGCTTTTTCCTTCCCTTGTCGTCATTGCCCTCCTCATATCTGGCCTGGGGAAGACGTTGCATAACATGCCAGCGCCCATTATTTAATCGCTGGATAAATGCCCGCTGATAACGATGCTGACCGGCTTTGAGTATGCTGTTCGGACGACGCCCCAGCATTCTGATCCCCAGCTTAATCACAGGGAGATCACCGCGGTTAACGATAATTCTGGCATTCGGATTTCTGACCGTCGCCCGTTTCAGTCTGGACCGTTCCTTTACCAGTTTCCGTCTCACCCTGGTTTCCCGGGCAACCTGTGACGAAGACTGATTAATCGCCGTTGTGGCCACGCGGTTAATGGTCATTGCAGAAGCAGCCGGAATGGCGTTTTTACGAACCCGGCTCAGATTGTCAATCGCCTGATCAAGCCCTTTTATCGCCATAATTCACCCTGCGTTTATCGTCGCCGGTTAACTGCGGGTGGTTGCCCACGGTTGAGCCAGAGATAACAGCTACCCCCGTCATCCGGAGAAACACGATCCACCCAGAATGTCTCACCATTAATGGTCAGCGTGTCACCACGCCGCACGGCACGAACCGTATCCGTCCGCACAAATAATGACGGGCTGCTTCCTTCAATACGGACCCCGCTACCGGCAAACCCCAGCGACTCCGGATCGTCAAAAACCCCCTGAACTTCGCTGCCACACTGTGCCCCCGAGGTGAACTGCGCACAGAGCCCCATCACTTCAACAATCGTTCTGTCCACCCCAGCAAGGGCAGCATCAAAGGAATTCTCAAAATCACGCATAAACGGCCATTCCGCTCCTGACCATGTCTTTTGCCACTGAGGGGGGCATCAGAATTACTCTGCCAGCATCAACATGCTCAACAGGCTCACCTGTTTTATCGTCAACACCGCACAGGTAAAAACACTTCAGAAGCCTGATACGTTCCAGAATACCAACGTCATCCTCACCGGTGTGCCTGCATGCCTGCTCATGAACGGTATCATCAACATCTGCGATTTCATTTTCCGAGGCGCAAACCTCCTCTTCCCACTCTGCCACACGCTGTGCGATATCCGCAGCACTCCCCGACATATCCGCCTCGCGCCCCAGCAGACCAGCCAGTTCACGAAGACGTTTCTGATTTTCTTCTTTTGTTGCCATATCCAGCTCCCTGTGAAAAAAACACGGGGGCATTTCGCCCCCGCTCACGGATTATTTCACCTGTACCACCACAAACTCATCCGGATCCGGCAGCACCATCAGCGGCGCGGACTGCGTCATGGTGAATTCACAGGACGGATCGCCCACGGTCAGCCAGTGTTTCGGGTAACGGGAAGAAGCCACCACTCCTTCAGACAACGCCTGTGCATCCTTAATAGCTCCATAGCAACGAATCCCCTCTGCTGCCGTATTCCCCAGCACCAGCGTGCCCTCCGGCAGATAACGTTTTTCGGTACCGTCCTCTGCCACATAAGACGTTTTCGCTACCACAATGGCCAGATCGCCGTAATACCCCTTGAAGGATACCACTGCGCCCAGATCTTTCACTGCCGTTTCGAGTTGTGAATTTGAACCGCGACGGGTATCCAGTTTTTCGCGGAAAAGCTTAAAGCCATTCAGCAGACGCCAGACGGTACCGTCCATAATGGCAATATTCGCAAGACCACTGGCCTGATCACAGAAAAGGTCGATATCATATGTCGGGTCGAACGTGTCACGATCCTGTTTTGACCACTCCTTACCGCTACCTTGTATGATGTTATTCTTCGTCGATCGGCCAAAATCGACTTCAATTTTCTCGAACTGGTCTCCTTCCATCGTATATTTGCCATACAGCACGGCATTCACCGCCTGCATTTCTTCCACCTGCACAATAGCGTGCTCTTCCTGTTTGAGGTTATCAGTGATGATACGCAGACGACGGTAGGCCGGGTCGTTCAGCTGAGCCGGATCTTCACCGGGAAGGCGTTCAACCGCCTGCTGGTAATTAAATTCGTGTTTCGGCTTGACGTAGCCCGGACGTAACACGCGGGTTTCACCCCCACGATGACGCAGCACTTTTCCTTCAACGACAGGGGAGACATAGGCCGCCACCGGCGTTTTTCCGGTAATTTTGTCCAGCATCACCTCTTCGGTGTGGAAATTCACCGTACGGCGGAAAAACAGTTCCAGAAACAGCGCACGAAATTTAACTTTTTGTTCGGTATAACCGAGTAACTGGCGGGTCGTAAACAATCCCATAAATCAGTTCCTTTCATTCAGAAATCAGTCAGGCCACCATGGTGGCCTGATAACGTGTTACGGCAGAGCCGCGTGACTCAGGGCTGTGCCGGCAAAGGCATTTGCCTTTTTGTGTTCATCCACACTGTCAGGCCAGCGGATTGCCTCCGTCGCAAAGGTCCCCGACTTGTAATAGGTCAGCACCGTCTCTGTGCCTTCAAGCGGCAGTACCAGTATGCCAACCGCACTACCGGCTTTCTGTCCATCCCAGACCACCAGTTTCCCGGTGGCTTCATCCAGCATCAGGGGCGTCAGAGCCGGTGTTGCAGAAGAAATCCCGCTGCTGCCTGTGGCGGTATGAGCCGGATCATTACCAGCAAAAATACGTACTTCCGCACGCTGTTCAGTGATGGTTTTCGTCACCATTTTGTTAAAACCTCATATTGATGGTCAGCACTGACTTCATGGCATGGCCATGAGCATTTTCACGTCCGCATCACCGTCTGCTGACGTCTGTGACACGCCACCCCGCACCGCTGCCGGTGAATGATTCGCCATGAAATGTTCAAACAGGGCGGTTGTGGATGCAGAGACCGGTTCGGCCTTACCTGATCCCGCAGCCAGCACAGCCCGGGCGTTCTCCACGGTCATTCCCGGGCAGGCCGCCAGTTTTTCAGCCTGCGCTTCTGCCCCTTTTGCCTCATCCAGGGCCATGATCTGATCACGAAGTGAGGGCCCGGCATCCGCCAGTGGTGCAGCCGCCAGGATCGGGCGTGCTTTTTCCACCGTCATCTCCGGCATCGCCGCCAGCGTTGCCGCCAGTTGTTCACGACCTTTCGCTTCTTCACACGCCATAACTGTCGCTGCATGGATAACGGAATGGAATCAAGCGTACTGGACAATGCCATCGCCAGTTTGCTGAGGGCGAAAACGCAGAAGTCTGAATCGATGAGCTTACCTTCGGTTACCTGATTTTTAAGTTTTTGAGCTACAGCCTGTTCTTCTGTCAGTTCAGCTCTGGCCCGAAGCAGCCTTTCCTCCAGTTCTCCCCCGTCATCAGGTGTTCTCTGATTGTGTTGTCGCCGCTCGCGATCTATCTCCAGTACAGTTTTAACGTCATATAAAACTTCCCTCCCCCGACGTTCAACAGGAGGAACGCCCCATTTATCAAATGCCTGAACAGAGATACCGATGGAGGAGGCCATATCACTTTTATTCAATAAAAAGGCCATCTCCTCTCCATAAGTCATCGATAAAAAGCGAAACAACAACCATGTGTTTTTGCAAAACCATTTGATATCATTGACATTTTTCGCATTGGCGACATCAAAACACATCGTAAGGTTGTTGTATTTATTTTATTTTCACCTTACTTATCAATTAGATATACCAAACAATTAAACAACAACCACCCCCTCAAAAAATCTCATAAATAGTGAAAACGCGCGAGGTCGCCGCCCCGTAACCTGTCGGATCGCCGGAAAGGACCCGCAAAATGATAATAATTATCATCTGCATGTCACAACGTGCATCTACGCCATCAAACCACGTCAAATAATCAATTATGACGCAGGTATCGTATTAATTGATCTGCATCAACTTAACGTAAAAACAACTTCAGACAATACAAATCAGTGACACTGAATACAGGGCAACCTCATGTCAACGAAGAACAGAACCCGCAGAACAACAACCCGCAACATCCGCTTTCCTAACCCAATGATTGAACAAATTAACATCGCTCTTGATCAAAAAGGGTCTGGGAATTTCTCAGCCTGGGTCATTGAAGCCTGCCGCCGAAGACTGTGCTCAGAAAAAAGAGTTTCGCCTGAAGCAAACAAAGAAAAGAGTGACATTACTGAATTGCTCAGAAAGCAGGTCAGACCAGATTGAAGCAATTTAGATAATCGTGCAGACTAGGTACCCTCATATCACATGGAAGGTACTACAATGGCTCAGGTTGCCATTTTTAAACAAATATTCGATAAAGTGCGAAATAATTTAAACTATCACTGGTTTTATTCTGAACTAAAACGTCACAATGTCTCACATTACATTTACTATTTAGCCACAGAGAATATTCATCTTGTTCTTGAAAACGATAGTACGGTTTTAATAAAAGGACAGGGTAAGGTTGTAAATGTAAGATTTTCAAAAAATAAATGCCTTATAGAAGCCACATTAAAAGGATTCAAATCAGGAGAGTTATCATTTTACGAATACAGGAAAAATCTTGCTACAGCAGGGGTTTTCAGATGGATTACAAATATCCACGAAAACAAAAGGTATTACTATACCTTTGATAATTCATTACTCTTTACTGAGAACATTCAGAACACTACACAAATATTTCCGCACTAAATCATAACGTCCGGTTTCTTCCGTGCCAGAACCGGACTCGCTGGCATGATGAAATATGTGTACCCGGTAACCCCGGTGTGCATCGTTTTTGATTATTCCCCCACACTTGTGCAGAAGGAGTTCCCCGTCAGGCTACAGTCATAATTAATGCAAGAGTACAGCGACGATACAGCGCACAGAAATAAATCAGGTATCCATTGACTTCACAAAGGCGGTGCATAGCATCGACAGGAGTAATTGCGTAAATTGAACTCTTGGCACACTTTAGCCACCGGCGAATCTTCAGCGGATTATCCTTGGCCGGTTTTTATCTGAGGCATTGCTCTCGAATGTATAGCTGTGCCCCTTCAAGTTGTTTTTGCATTATTATCAGTCGCGCTCTGAGGGTGAAATAATTCCGTTCAGCGGTGTCTGCCAGTCGGGGGGAGGCTGCATTATCCACGCCGGAGGCGGTGGTGGCTTCACGCTCTGACTGACAGACTGCTTTGATGTGCAACCGACGACGACCAGCGGCAACATCATCACGCAGAGCATCATTTTCAGCTTTCGCATCAGCTAACTCCTTCGTGTATTTTGCATCGAGCGCAGCAACATCACGCTGACGCATCTGCATGTCAGTAATTGCCGCGTTCGCCAGCTTCAGTTCTCTGACATTTTTGTCGCGCTGGGCTTTGTAGGTAATGGCGTTATCACGGTAATGATTCAGCCCCAGACTAAGCGCACCACAGGCCACCAGCAGGGCAATGATGACCACGCACAGTACGCGGTTCATTTCACCACCAGCGTATCTGACCGATGAAATAACCGGAGGCCATAATCACAAACACCAGCCAGATAAGAATGAACTTCCAGGTGGATAATTTTTCAGCCATCACTCGAATCTCCCGAATCAGTTTGCTAAAATCAAACACACTTTCTCCTTTGACTTTTCCGGAGTCAGGAAACACAAAACCCCGCTTGGTGCCAACAAACGGGGTTTTTACTTTTATTCACTTACGTTTCGCCAGTTCGCAGGATTTCATGTTATCCGCCCGCGTGGCCATGCCTTATTTTTCAGCAAAATATTCTGCTTATCTGTAGATACCCCAGCACGCCAGCGCGCTCTCCTGGTCACGACGGGATACCTGACCGTAGCAGTTGTTTGAACGAATACGGCAGTCTCTGCCACCGTCCTTAATCCACCAGCGAATCGCCTCACACGCTCCCCTGCGATCACCTGCATTAATTCGTTTATAAAACGTCGACGGGAAACACTTACCGGGACCAATGTTGTACGGACAGAATGACGCGATCCCCGCTTTCTGGGGTTCGCTCAATGGCACTTTGATGTTTTTCTCCACCCATGCCAGCGCCTTATCACGCTCAATGGCGTTGACCTGGTCGCATTTTTCCTTCGACAGTTTCATACCGGGAAAAACGGGTTTTCCATCCACCATCGTGGCCCCCCGACAGATGGTCCAGATGCCGGAACCATCGCGGTATGCCGTTGTGTGGTTACCCTCTTTTTCGTCCAGAAACTGGGCAAGTATCTGAGGAGCAGACGCGCCTGCAGCAATCAGCGCCAGAACAGCAGCTGACAGGCCGTATTTGATTTTTGCGCTCATGGATATTTATCAGGATGCTACCAATGAAAGATACTGGAAAGCCAACTGCAAAAAGCTAACAACCCGTAATCGAGTTATCAGAACTGTTAATTTTTATGGTATACCGCGCCTCTGAACAGGGGCGCGTTTCTGGCAACAGCTCGTCCCCTTCACATAACCCGGCAGCAACATCCAGGAAGACCTGTCTGATGCCTCATAAAACTCCAGCGCGGCACCTTCAACACGGTCCAGCGAGATGTCCAGGTCAAAAATTTCACCGTCAAAGCGTTTTTTGTCCCGTAACGCTAAAGTTACCGTAACTTTATTCTCAAAATTGCGGATCCCTTTCACAATCAGTTCATAGTTTTGAGTCATTGAATTACTCTCCCCGTGCAGCCTTACGACGGTCCTCTCTGATTTTGAAATACAGGTTAGTCAGATATGTCAGCAGCCCAAACAGCAGACTCCCCAGCACGCCTATTGCCGCCCACTGAGACGGGGAAACCCTGTCCAGCAACTGCAGGAACCAGTAGCCCGTTCCCACCGCTGACGTGGTGTATGACACACCTGTTGTGATTTTTTCCATCTGGTACATACCCCGTCTCCCGTTATCCGGAAGCTGACAACAATAAAAAAAGCCACCAGTTAAGTACTGATGGCTCTGATAACTCATGCAGGCATCTCAGACGACCCACTGACACTACCGGTGAGTTTAACGATACCTTCCATTTGACTGGCTCACTTTTTATGATGATGCCGGTGCATTTATCTCCAGCACCAGACTTTCTGTCTCAACGCCATACGTTGCATTTTTGGTAATATCCGTCAGCGTCAGTGCATTTAGTCCCACTGCCAGACTGTCTTTTATGGCCTGGAATGCCGGGCCAGTACGATGACGTAGTATCACTCCGGCTCAGTTGCACCGCTGACCACCACATCACCTTCTGCTGCAATCGCCTGCATCAGGGTATAAGGGGTTATGGCCACCGGACTACCAAACGGCTGCCAGCCCTCTTTCAGTTTATGTGTCAGCTTTTCCGCAAGATCTGACGGCGGCGCCGCCCTGACAACATCATAGTGTTTAAATGCCATGGTTCTTTCCACCATCTGAAAAATAATTCTTTAAAATACCTGACATGTAATACAGAAAAAACACAAAACCATACCTTAAATAAAAACCTGATTATCAAGCAGATATGCATGGATAAACTACAAGACGAGATATAAACCACCCTGCATTTAAATAAACAATAAACAACATCAGAAAAATAATTCTGCTCTATGGTTTAATTCAAAAATATCATTTATACTTTTCAGAACATCACCAGCAAGGCATAAACAAGGAAAGTAAATGAAGTGGATTGTGATTGATACAGTTATCCAGCCATCATGCGGAATATCTTTTTCAGTCATATGGAGTAAAATAAAATTAATAATCTGGTATCAATCGGATGCTTTCTTACCTCCTGAAAGTATATTTACACTGACTCACACAGGCATCATGCTCAATAACAAAGTGCTACCTGTAACCATTTACAACGTAGTACCATTCAATAAAACATTCTGGAATTTAATCAAAAACAGCCAGGAATGCCCTACAAATACAGATAACGTATTGAATGAATGCTTTAATAACCGTTGCACTCTGCAAATATGTCCTTATGGACTAAAACAACAAAGTCCATAAGGAGTTTACTCACATCTGACAAAATCAATATAAACAGCCCCTCCGGAGAGGGGCTGGAGAGTGGCGCTATGTGCCATTGCATGGTGCCGGGTGCCTCCCGGTGAATTCAGTACCAGCACCTGAATCCGCGATTATCCCATATACCTACTCGCTGATTGCCCCTCCGCACAGGGGGATTCACCATGCCAGTTTCTTTTAACAAACTCCCCGCAAACCAGACAACAGTCAACCGCCTGAATTGTGAGACATTTAAAAAAAGCCCGCAAAAGCGAGCCAAGGAAAATAAGTGTGGCGCGTTGTACTGGATTCGAACCAGTGACCGATTGCTTAGAAGGCAATTGCTCTGTCCGGCTGAGCTAACAACGCAGGATACAGATAATGGACCGCCTTCGGGGACCCGAACTCCGCGCAACCAGCTTCGAAAGCTGGCGCTCTTTCCTGATGAGCTAATGGCGGTATGTGATGGTGGCCCTTGCTGGATTTGAACCAGCGACCTGGCGATTATGAGTCGCTCGCTCTCACCACTGAGCTAAAGGGCCGGGAGCAGAATAATAATGGTGCGTAATTAATTCTGCAATCTCATCCGTTTCAAACGATTAAATCCTGAACTTCCCTGACTGTCTGCTCAAAACGTCCGGTCTCCAGCTCAACACCAATCGCACGACGCCCCAGTGCCATCGCCGCTTTTACCGTTGAACCCGACCCCATGAAAAAATCCGCAACCAGATCACCAGGACGACTACTTGCGCTGATTATCTGCTGCAGCATTTCTGCCGGTTTTTCGCACGGATGTTTCCCTGGATAGTGCTGCACCGGTTTATGCGTCCAGACATCGGTGTACGGAACCTGCGCCGTCACACCGAAATACCGCCGCAAATTTTTATATTCACTCAGCAGTTCCGTATACTGCCGGTTCAGCTCACTGTATGTGCTGACCAGCTGGTGGTGTGGCTTTTCCAGTTCCCCGCGCTGATGTTTTTCTGCCGCAACACGCGCAAACAACGCCTGCAATTTGTTGTAATCACCCTCGTTCGGTAACTGCCACTGACTGGTACCAAACCAGTGCGAAGCCATGTTTTTCTTTCCGGTGGCTTCCGCTATCTGTTTTGACGTTATTCCCAGTGATTTACGCGCATCACGAAAGTAAGAAATCAGCGGGGCCATGACGTGCTGTTTTAGCTCGCGCCCCTGCTCCACATAGCCATCATCTTTCGGGCGATACGGTCCCTGATAATGTTCTGCAAACAGAATGCGCTCTGTTGCCGGAAAATACGCCCGCAGACTTTCCTTATTGCACCCGTTCCAGCGTCCGGACGGCTTCGCCCAGATAATGTGGTTCAGCACATTAAAGCGCTCACGCATCATGATTTCGGTGTCAGATGCCAGGCGATGACCACAGAACAGGTAAAGACTTCCGGCAGGCTTCAGTACCCGCCAGAACTGCGCCAGACACTGGTCCAGCCATTTCAGGTAATCATCGTCGCCCTCCCACTGGTTATCCCAGCCCTCGGGCTTCACTTTAAAGTATGGCGGGTCTGTGACTATCAGATCGACAGAATTTTCCGGTAAGGTCTGGATAAATTCCAGGCAATCAGCGTTGATTAACTCACAACTGGATATTTTTACAGTATTGGCCATAGATCAATAAGCACTTCTCTGATAGGCTCATACCGCTTTTGCGCAAAGCAGATGGGCCTGAGGTTTGCTTGTGACCCCAACGCATGAGCAGATGGCTGGCAGGTGCCGCTAACACCCACCAGCCGCCCATTACCACAAATTAAAAAACCTTCACTGAGGAAGGCGTCTGTAACAACCGAACTGATAATCTGCCAGACCCGCCATAACAAGCTGAGTCAGTATTAACTGGCAGCGTTCGCGTGAAAGGTAAGTATTCTGCGCAATTTCCCCGACGGTCGCCGGTTCGGTGACGCTTAATTCATTAAACACCACTCTGGCGGTTTCGGTCATATCCTGCTGTTTTAGCATGTCTTTTTCCCTTTTCTGGTTAACGTGACATACCAATAACTCTTGTCTAAAAAGCCAGCAAGCTGAAAGACCGGTATTCGCAACCACCAGCGCGTTTAACGTACTGCATCAATTTTCGAGCATAAAAAGACCGCCTGAGGGCAGCCTTTTTACATTAAAATTAAGTTTTCTTTAACTATGTTGTATGTGAAATTAGCATTCCCTACTGAGTTTATACAACTAATCTGACGTCACACGCACCATTATACTTACTAAAGAAAAGTCATCATCAGGTCCGGCTCTCTCTATACGACGCAAAATGCCATTAGAAAACTTCTGACTATTACTCATCGTATTTGATGTAAATCTGGGGCGTTTTTCCCAAACGTTATGAACCCCATCAGACATGATACACAGATGATATACCCCGTTAATACTAGGTAAATCTTTCCATGTGATAAAATCACAGTCGTATTCCATATCAACATTTGAGGCTATAGCCGTCGTTAAGATATTTTTGCCCGGTTTATCCTTCAAATCTCTGGGTTTAAAAATATTCTGATCAATTAGCATCTGATGCCTGGTATCGTCCTTCGTCAATTGGTATGCTTTCTTCTCTCCAATGCAATACAAACGACAATCACCAATATGACCAATAATAATTCCGCTATCACAAACATAACAAAACGTAAGTGTAGTAGCAGCTTTATCGAACTCATCATTAACATCAGCTAACGACATAACCTTTCGCTTAACTTCATCAAATACATCCGGAACTGTGTCAAAAGATAAGCTTGTCAATGCTGAAAGCTCAGCAATTGCCATTGATGAAGCCTGACTGGCACCAGTGTATGAACCTACACCATCAGCTACGGCAAATAAGATGCCATCCCCTACAATTTTGGGAGGAAGCAATGAATCTTCGTTGACCCTACCTGGTTCTTTTGGATACGAGAATGATGAAGTCGCTATCAGCTGAATCATGACTCACTCCTTAAAAAAGAATGCACAAAATCAAACGCCACATCATCTATTGTCTGATATCTATCATCTTTATCCATCCTGGTACACTTCGCTATGATAGGCTTTATTTTTTTATCATCTAAATTTAAGTCCTCAATTAACCGCCCCACCGCATAAACATCAGTCTTAACTGAATACTCGGCATTATATAAAATCTCGGGAGCCATATATCTTGTACTTCCCATACGGGTACCGATCTCGGTCAATTTAGTGGTATCCCCTTCGGGATTTGTATCTTTTACCAGACCAAAATCAGACACCTTGTATGTTCCGTCGCTAAATCGCAAGACATTAAATGGTTTTATATCTCTGTGTAAATAGCCTTTCGCATGGATGTGAGCTACACCATCTAATACCATTTTCACTATTGAAATTTTTTGATCTGTTGTAAGAAGGTTGTTCGTTATTTCGTGCTCAAGATCACATTCTGCTTTATCCATAATGAACCATGGATTCTCGGCAAACAAATCGCACAAATAAATAGGAACAATATTGCTATGTACGCAATGTGATTGATACACGACCTCCCTTTTAAAACGCCTTCTAAACTGCTCTATTTGCGCCAAAAGCTCTGGTTTTTCGGGGGCTAAAACCTTTCTAGCATAATCCCCACATTCACCCTTGTTGAGGTTGTAAACCTTAACGTGTTCAACAAAGCCAAATGCACCTCTTCCAATCAACTGAATTCGTTTTATAAAGTAATTACCGTGCTGTTCTTCCATTAAGCTCACCGACCTAAATTGTAAGAATATCCATATCTTACAACTACAGATAAAAAGGTCCACAGAGTTAAGCAAAAAACCCGCATTTAAGCGGGTTTACACACTATACGGCAAAATATCACATTTACATAAAATGTATGCGATTTAATTGACTTTTGCAATATCTCGTCGTGAAAAGGTCGCTTTTTGTTGCGATCTCATTTTCACGGTGCAAATCAAGGATTCTGTATCGAGTTTCTTAAAAATGTCGCACATCTCACGCCAGTAGTTCGCATAATTATGGCTCCAGTTGTCAGGCTTAACTCCACACAGTCTGGCAAGTTCCTGTCGCTGGTAGACGTCACGCCCAGTAATCCTCCCCCTGACATCCTGCGCCGCCAGCCAGATTAATTTCTTCAGACGCTCAAGCGTTTTCCCTGTAATTTTTCTGGTGCCAAAATGCACCTGAAACTTATCCCACGCCCATTTCGCAATGACCACCTGATAATCCCAACTCGGATTTTCACTGTATACCCACAGCACCCACGCCTTCTGATGCTCTTCAAGAGACAGAACGGCGCGTCGCCATGATGATGTCGAAAACTCAACCGGACTGACCAGGGCAATTGATGAACCTTTCGCCAGCGATTGCTTTCCCGGGATTGGTGGATTATCCCGCGTTATCATTTTTCCAGTCACTTCATCGCGGTACCGGATTTTTTTACGCCTGTAACGCCCTGTATCGAACATGGCATTCTCTTGCCAGGCTTCAAGCTGACCTTTTGTTGCCCCACTCAAATCAGCGGTGGCGATAATGAGCTGCTCACGCACAAACTGTAAATACTGGTTATTCATGCGCACTCCAGTTCTGTGATTTTTATCCCCAGCCGCCCACCAGGAACGAGCTGACCGCGCACAATATTGATTTCATCAAACTGCTCGTCGTCTATAAGTAGTCCGGCATGCGTCAGCGCATCCAGTGGTGCCTTCAGGATATTGTCCAGGTCGCGGCGGCGCTTATCCGGTGGCTCTGCAATAATCTTTATCGCCAGCCTTCCGGACAGGTTTAATTTCAGCCGCTGCTGGCGAACAATAAGCGCCACATCACGGCGATAACGCTCACCGGCTTTTGATACAAAATATGTGCTGCCACGACGTCGCCAGTAAGTGTTCACCGTTGGCGGGTAAGGCAAAACAAATTCTATGCGTTCAGTCATTCATGCTTTCCACTTCAGGACACCCGAATTTCTCGCGTGCATTAAAAAACGAATCAGCAACAACAGCTGGCTGCCGTGTTTTTCTTCAAAATCTTTTACCCCGGCGTGCAGTTCGTTATGACATTTACGGCACAGCGGAATAACAAACAAATCATCAGCCTTTGTTCCCATACCTCCCAGGCCATGACCAATGATGTGATGCGGATCATCTGCCTGATTACCGCACGTCATGCATTTCTGCGTTTTTACCCAGCGCGTGTATACAGGCATCTCTTCCCGTTGTGGTTTCTGGCGCTGGAGATACTGAGCCGGTGACTCCGGATCAACGGCGATGCTTACTAACGTCTTTTCCTGGAGTGGGGGCTGTTGCTGGTGGACGTGAAGTGGCAGCGCAATATTTTTTGTGCGCTGCTTCAGTATGCTGGTGGCGGTCTGCTCTCCCGGTACGATGTCGCTTTCACGGTACATTGAGCGGATTTTTTCCGCACGCAACCCCAGCGAACGACGTAATACCGCTTCCGGTAGCGCGTCCGCCACCTGATTGCAGACCGCCCACCAGGATAACTCAGCCAGCGATAATTCCCGCTCTTGCGTACCATTCATTGCATTGCGTATGACGTTAATCATCCATGCTGACAGGTTTTGATGAGCAAGTTGCTCGAGTGATTCGGATGTCTGGTCACGCAGCTGGTTGTCGCAGTGCCAGCACAACACCATCGCTCCGGTACCATAACGATGTATGACGATTTCACTGTGATGGTAGTCACTATGAGGCCACTGGCAGGATTTAACATGACGCAGGAGCCAGTCAGACAGTGCACCAGTGCCACCGGCAGCACGAATTACCTGCTCATTGCTGAAAAATGGCAGCAATGATTTGTCTTCCGCCAGCGGCTGGCGAATGGCAGGAACAACTCCGCACGGCAGACCGCGCATGCTTTTCGGTTCCGGCTCCACCAGCACTCGAGGGTTATGAAATACCTGCATGGATTCACGACCAGGCTTAAGGACCACCAGCCCGAGTTCCGGTACCGGAACAGGTCGAAGCAATACCCGCACGTTACCTCCAGATCCGTTGCTGGAATGTGCGGGACGGACGCGGTGGGCGTTCAGAGTAAGGCAGTCTGACTGAGATGATCCAGTGTCGGAAGTCGAGGCTGAGGGCTTTCTTAAACTCATACCCACGTCTGCGGTAGTTCTGAATCAGCCATTCGGCCTGTTCTTCAGTGCAGGGGTCATGCTGATACCAGTCATATTTAAATGCGTGTGAACGCCGCCCATGCCGGATGGCAAGGTCGGTATCAGAATTGTGAAATTTGGTTTTGTGCGCCATCGGTTGTCTCTGCTGGCGCAGCAGGTGCCAGTTGTTCAGGCTGGCGTGCGAATTGTAAACCAGAATGCCAGGAAAAAACAAAACCCGCCGAAGCGGGTTAAGTGCGGGTGCGTTGAGGATGCCTGACTCATCAGAGGTGGCGAGGGATTTCTCCCTCACCTGGTCTCTTACTCCTCAGGTTCGTAAGCTGTGAAGACAGCGACCTCCGTCTGGCCGGTTCGGATTCGTACCTCGCAGAGGTCTTTCCTCGTTACCAGTGCCGTCACTATGACGGTTAAACAGATGACGATCAGGGCGATTAACATCGCCTTTTGCTGCTTCATAGCCTGCTTCTCCTTGCCTTTCGGCACGTAAGAGGCTAATCTTCAGTTGTCGAGACATAAGACTGGCCTCACTTTGTACTGACCCCAAAAAGTTGGACAGTTAAACACGAGGCATATAGGTCTGATTCCGATATTCAATTGGAGTCAGACCTTTTAATTTCAGGCTAATTCTTCTGCTGTTGTAGTATTCAATATATTCCGTAACAGCATCCTTCAGTTCGCTTATATTACTGAACTCATCAAGATAAAAACACTCCGACTTTAAGGTTCCAAAGAAACACTCCACCACAGCATTATCCAGACAATTGCCTTTTCTGGACATGCTTTGTTTAATACCATGTTCTTTAAGGATATTTTGATATCTTCTCATACGATACTGCCATCCCTGGTCAGAGTGCAGAACAGGATGCTCGTGAGGATTAAGCTTTTTGAATGCCTGATCGAGCATATTCTCAACCATGTTCAT